ATTTGCTTTGTCACATTGTAATATAAAATCACGAGCTTTATCCCATTCACCTTTGTACATATGAAGTTTTGGACCCCAGTCACGACATGGAACTACTGGTGGAATGAAGTCTCCGATAGAAAGTTCATCTTTTATCCAAAATGGAAGAAGTTTTAATTGCTGGTAACAATAAAACAATTTCTTATTAAAATTTTTTTCGGAGCATATTTGTTGAGAGAGTTCAATATAGTCGTCTATGGCTTTGGGAATGTAATAAATCTCAAAATTGTTTCCAACAACACTGTATGGAAGATAATAAGAATCAGAATAATCATCCATAGTTATTTCCCCTTTTGGCTTCGGTACCACTCGAAGCTTATTATTTTGCTTGTTTAAGTTTCTTATCTGAACTTTGACGTTCGAGACATTTCAAATATCCTTTTATTTCTCCCTTAAATTCAAGTTGGACATCTCTGGGAAGTTGGTGAATTAAAGATAACCATTCTGAATCTTCAGAAGAAATAGTTTCTTTGATACTATTATTTTTTCCAGTTAATAGATAGTTCGATGATACTCCTAAAAATTCACAAATG